GTACAGCTGCGTACATAACTGTCTCGCCCTTACGGTAGGGGGCGCACGTGTTGCGGTACCCACCGTAGCATACCTTGCCGTCCGTCCGGCCATACCAGGTGGCACGCACGCCATCTGCTGCAGGTGTCCATATCATTGAGATGGACAGCAACAGGGCGATCATTACATCTCCCACTCTTTCTTCTTCTTACGTGGGTCCTTGCGCTTGATCTTCTGCATCCGTTCGGCCTTCTCGTATTCGACGGGGAACTCGGTGCTCAACATCTGCTTGAGTGACTGGGATACTGATGCCTTACCGTCGTCGTACCCCTTGAGGTACACCTTCTGGATGACACGCTCTATCTCGGCAGACGCATGCTCGCACAGCCCGTGGTCGCACTCGCAGTCGTACTCAATGGTGATCTTCTCTACTGATAGTCCCATTAGATTACTCCTTTAAAGGTTGCGGTCGGTCGGTGGAACATAAGATCTGCCCTACCGGTTGGACCATTACGGTGCTTCGCAATCTTGCAGTGGACTGTCTCTACCGCAAGGTCAAGCGACACATCGGTTGATCGCCACAGCATGAGCACCACGTCGGCGTCCTGCTCAATGGCGCCTGAGTCACGCAAGTCAGAGAGCTTAGGCTCATTGTTCTCACGGTACTCAGATGAACGACTCAACTGTGAGAGCGCAATGACTGGAACATCTAGTTCCCTGGCTAGCGCCTTCAACCCACGGCTGATGTCGGCTACATCGTACACCCTGTTGCCATCCTTGGTCTGCTTGTCTGGTGCCATGAGCTGAAGATAGTCAACGATGACTAGGTCAAGCCCATGCTCAGCCTTCAGACGCCTGCACTTGGAGCGCATCTCTGATGGGCTTGAGATAGACGAGTCCTCTACCCTGAGGCCGCTATCCCTAATGCTCTTGGAGATGTTGAGTACCTCGGTCAGCGAACTCATGTCCAGTTGCCCGTGCCTGATGTCATGGAGGGATACCCCAGACAGTGACGAGATGAGTCGGCTACCGATCTCTTCCCTGCTCATCTCCATTGAGAAGATGGCGACGGACTTACCCTGCTGAATCGCTGCGTTGGCTGCCATGCCTGTGGCTAGGGCTGTCTTGCCGATGCTCGGCCTGGCTGCGACAACCACTAGGTTGCCACGCTGCCACCCGCCTACGATGCTATCAATGGCTGGGATGCCAGAGGAGATACCGCTAGCGCCGCCAGCCTGCATGAACTGAAGGCGGTGGAGTGTCTCGTCCATCACCTGCTGCATGTCGGCGAACTTGCCAGCAGTCCTTGACTTGCTGATCCCCATGATGAGGCGCTCTGCCTCTGCCATTGATTCCTCTGGAGTCCTAGCGCCGGACGACAGCTCCGCTACCTTGGTGGCTACGTTGCGTAGCGCACGGTAGGTTGAGTTGCCGATGACAATGCCCATGTATGACTCATAGTTCAGACTGTTGGGTGTGTCGGATGACATAGCAGATACGTTGGCGTACCCTCCGGCATCTTCCAACGTGTCGGATGAGCCGAGCTTGTCCGTGATCGTGATGATGTCTAGTGCTGTGCCCTTCTTGACTAGCTCCTTGATAGCAGAGAACACAACCCTGCACTCACGGTCATCAAAGTCTTCTTCGCTGACGCGGTCGACTACGTTCTTCGCAGCCTCGCCATCAATGATGCACGCCCCTAGCAGTGCCCTCTCACTTGCTCTTGGTGAATTCATATGCCTCCTCTACGGTCCATGACCATCGCCCATCTGGTACGTAGTGTACCTGCTGTAAGCATATCAGACTTCCTGAATGCATGCTCACCATACCCCCGTGCTCGCTGTCTAGCGGACAGTTGATGCCGCTATTCCTTAGCGTAGAGGTACGGGTCTTCCGTTTGGTTCCAGGCGTCTTCTGGGTCTCGGCTGATCTCTGGGTTGTACTCTCCACACTTCACCTCTACTACGGGTCCGGAGACCCCTTCCTCTGTAGTGATGCTGCACATTGCGATGCACTTATGATCACTACACCACAAGAAACTTTCCGTCTTGTCGTCGAAGTCTATCATGGGTGAGTGGCCCAGGTCAAGTGCTTTCGTGATGGAGTCCATCTCCATCTGCCCGATGGCGCTCTGCCTGCGTGTGTTGGCCCTCTTCTTGCCCAGAGCGTTGTTATAGATCTGAATCGCTTCTGGATTTGCTGGCGGTCGACGCATGATTTTCCACCTCATCTATTGGTACTGTCTTAATAGGATTGGGGAACCCCGTTAGATCGTGATAGTCAATGCCCATATCCTTGCAGTACTGCCGGAGGGATTTACCCTGAGACCTGGCATCAGCCAGGAAGAACTTCAACATGTAGTCGCTACCCATTGGTGATACTCACTACCTTTCTCATAGCTGGGTACATCTTCCATGCCTCTACCGCAGATGCCTTTGCTTTAGCGATTGGCATGAACTTGCCCATCAGATCAACGTATGACTTAGCCCACTTGATGCTGTGCTGTCCCGGTACCATGAGGTGCGCCACCTCGTGAAGGAATGTGTCTTCGTCGGTTGGGCTGCAGCAGAGGGTAATCACACCCTCTGCTGCTTCGCCCAACGAACACTTACTAGTACCGATATAGTCTGCGTGCCAGTGAACGGACAGCTCAGTCAACGTAACCCCCGCATAGGCGGTGTACTCCCTGATCCTATCCGCAGTGGCAACCCAGACCCTACGGTACCAAGAGGGCGTGCCTTCAGGGAAGGTCAACTTAAATGAGACCCTTCTTCCTCTGTGCTTCACGCCACTCATTCGCAAGCTCCTCTATCTTTGCCTGGGCCTCATCATCTGTGAGGTCCTCAGTCCCTTTGCCTAGCCTGTCGGGAACCCCTAGGACTCCGACATGTGCAGCCCATCCCCTCTCAGTGTAGAAGATGATGGCCTCAGCCCCCTTCTTCTTGCCGATGAGAATGCCGACGGACTTGAACTTGGCCATTGTCACAGCTCTGTCTGGAACTCAAAGTAGTTTACGAACCCGTCGTTCTCTGGCTCTTCACCCTCTGAGTCATTGACGAACCCCTCGTCTGCGTGATGCCCACGTGAGATGCCGGACCACTGATCCTCACCGAGAGACACTAGGATCAACGCGTAGTTGGCGATGTCAATGAGAGCATCGCGTACGCCTTCGTTGTACCAGTCCTCGTTGACGCGAGCCTCACCGTTGACGATGACGCCGTTCAGTGCGTTGGATACTCGGCTGCACTTGTCCGAAGACAGGCGAGAGAATACCCCGTATGCACCTAGCGACTCAATGTTCGTTGGACCGTAGCCCTCTTGGCGCTCCACCATGATGGCGAGAGCCTCGTTGTATAGCGCCCCGAAGTAATCGGAGAATGATTCTGGAACTTCATTATCCCGCTCAATCGTGAACTCCATCTAGTAAGTCCTCCAATTCCATTGCCACTAGTTCGGTCACAACTTGAAACCGTACTAGAAATCTTCGTCTGCAATCCTGGCAGACATACAGGCGGACCGCTTGCTCGTCGTTGAACACGTACTCCGAACGACGGTCAGGTCGTACATTGTAGCGTCCGCAGCTCGGGCACGCAAGTCCTAACCTCATCGCCGCTTATCCAGCAGGGTGAAGGTCAGTAGCGCCACGCCTAGCGCCAGGGCCAGGTTGGTGGTGCTGCCAGCCACGACTCCAAAGACTCCCGCAGCAGGAACCGCAGTGTCCCTAGTGCGCGGGTGCTGCGATACCGTACGTACCGCAGACACGACCCTCGCCCTAAAGCCATCGTCTTCCTGCTGTTGCTCAGTTGGATTCGTCGCCATCAGCGAGCTCCGTAAGCTTGAGAGCAACACCTGCGGCAAGCGCCACGATGTTGTCAATTGGTACGTTCACTGGGTTCTCGTCGCCCTCTGGCCGGAGGTTCGCATACTCCGCCAAGAAGGTTGCGACAACCACGTTGAACGATTGACTCCACTGCGCAGTGGACAGGGCAATGCTACGCCCCTTCTTTGTTGGCTTCGATACTGCCATCTAGCTTCTCCTTTATCACGAGCCAATCGTGCTCGTCCATAACCACCACTGTTCGGCGTGGTGTGCCCGGCCCAGGTGCGTCCCCGATAACCAGGTAGGCTACCTGATCAGCGTCTACAATGATTGCCTTGAGCCAGCGCCAATACTTCTCGCTGAACATCAAGCCAACCTTAGTCTGGATCTTATACTTACCGTCAACAGTCACGTCGTCAGGTCCACCGTACATTCCGGTTCGCCTACCTCCGTGCTTTTTCGCGGTCTCCCTCTCGAAGGCGTTACCCCTCTGCCTGTTCCGACGTCCCATCCGTGCTAGGTTCTTCTCCTCTATGTCCTTCTCCTTCATCGATCCCATCTTCTACCTCCAGATCTAGCCTGAACACTGGCATCCCAGGTCCAATAAATTCCTTGGTCAGTCCATCAAACACTTCCCCTGCAGCCTGAGCCGCAGCAGGTAGGTCATCCGGACTGGCTGTTCCGTTGTGTCCCTGAATAAACTCAAGAGACTTGATGATCTCTTCGTTCATGATAATAGACTGGCTGTAGATTGCGACAACCCTGATCTCACCAGCGTCGGTGACCTGCTCGCCCCAACCGATGACTGCGTAATCGTAGCCATCAATCAGGACGGGCAGCTCATCTCGCTTGTCGGTAAGGCTAGGCCTTCCCACGCAGGGGTCCCCAGATCAGAGGGCTCGCCTCATTGACCAGAAGGATGTATCCCTTCTTGTTGCCATCCTTATCGGACTGCTCGCTCAGTGCGCCGATGATGTGGATGTGCTGCCGTGGATCATTGGTCTCCGCGTTGACCACCTTGTCGTAGATCTTCTGAACGTGGCCAGCCGTGCTCTCGTCCATGACGTAGAGCGTGACCCGCTCGTAGCGCTCTGGCGCTGGGCCAGTGCGCTGATCCTTAGGCGCTCCCGCCCAGTAGTCGTAGGCGTACGCCTGCATGCTACCGAAAAACTTCCACACATCCTTGCCTGCCTTGGTCTTCTCCTTGACTGGGCTGACCTTGTCTGTCAGCCATAGGTCTACACGATCAAATGACATTAGAACTCTACTCCTTCCCACTCACCTGTTGCCTTGGCTGCCTTCTTCTCTACTGGCTTGACCACATCGCCAAAGATCTCCTTGGCTGCGCTCGCTACAGCGGCATCGTTCTCTGGGTCATCACCCGTTGGGATGAGGAACGCAGTCAACAGTGCGTACTTGATAGCGCCTGTGGTTGCCTTGTACGGTGCCTTGTCCCCTGAGTCAGCGCCAGTACCGATGGACTGGAAGTCCAAGGTCTCGCCGCTGTCCCCGTCAACGAAGCGCCACGTGAAGCGGATGGTAAGCAACGACTGCTTCTCGCTTGGAGTACGTCCGCTTTCTACGACGTCAGCCCCAACCGGAAGCATGATGACGTTGTGCGCCGCCAGCTTCTCTCGCACAGCATCAGCAACCTGCGATGCCATGACGTACTTGTACCCCTGGGCGGAGTTCGTACCGCCCTTGGTAATGCGACCGATCTCTCCCATGATCTCGGCCAACTTGGATGCGAGCTTCTTATCGCTCATCATTCACCCCTGCACTTTGTGAGGTATTCACAGTAACCACACGGAAACTTCCACTCCCCAGTCTTCTCGGACCTAACCTCTTCCTCTGGGAGCGCAGGAGGAAGTGTATCACGGTACTCGCCATTTAGCAATGCCAAGATGGAAAGTGCCTTGTCCCGCCACTCGTCCTCGACGATGAACTCGCTTGTCTCAAGGTCATCTGCGCGAACGTAAACAAGCCTGGCACCGTACCGCTCGCCACGCATTCGGCTAATAGCCTCGGCGTAGATCGCTGCTTGTACTTGATGCTCAGGCTTGGGAATATACTTCCAGGCAAATGCCTTGACGGACTTATACTCCCAGACTTCCTTAGTGTCGTCCAACCATGTGACGACAGCGTCCGCATTCCCAGCGAAGTCAAGCTCTGGGATCGCTAGCGGCACCTCCTCTTCGTATGACTTAAGGAACTCAGAGTTCCTAAGCCTATCGTTGAGTGAGGTACCAATGATATTACCGCGCTCGAATGTGCGCAGTACGTCTTCTGATCTTGGGTTGCTGACTGGCTCATTGTTGGCGTAGTACGCCTGTTGGCGCATGCACCCGCCCAGTAGCGACCCGCGCCACTTGGCCTTACCTGGCCTGTCCTTTCGTGCCTTAGCCAGCTCATGCTGGTAAAGATCCCCTACGAGTTTCTTCATAGCCCCCTTATGCCCCCTCGCTGTAGACCCCGGCAGGAGGGGCGCCCTGCCGGGGTGTCACCTATTCTAGGTTGAGGATGGAGTCTACAATGTCCGACCAGTTGTTGTCAAATCGGATGGCCTTGTCGTCAATGTAGGCCTTGGCAACAGGCTTCCCAGCCCCTACCCAGATCTCATTGTAAGGCACACCCCACTCGTCAAGCAGATGGCGCATGTCATCTATCCGCTTGGCCCTATCTGGGAACTCTTCCCATGCCCGAGCCGAATGAACGATAACCTTATACCCGTTTGCCCTCAGCCGTTGAAGAGCCTCAATGACTCCCTCTGCTGGGAACACTGTACCGAATGCTCGGACAGAGATAGTGTCGTCAAAGTCAACACAGATGTTTACCTTGGCAGCATTGTCCCCGTCTACCATTATCGGTGGATGCTGCTGAGCAGTGGCTTCATCTTGGCGAACACGTCACGCAAGACAAGCACGTCAGCTTCGCAGTGCTCTACGATTGTACGGAAAGCCTGCTTGCCTTCCTTGGTGTGTCGTCGCTCGGCTTCCTGCCACAGGCGCACGTCAAGCGGAGTCTTGCTGTTGTTGGTACGGAAATACTTGGAGATGTTCTCCAGGCTGCGGCGACCCGCACGCATGTGCCGGCCTGTCGCATACCACATCAAGTCGATGTGCATCTGCGTACCGATAGGGCGCTGGCCTGTCTCAAGCAGACGTGCGTTGATGATTGGAAGGTCGAACATCTTCGAGTTCCAGCCAACAAGGATGTCGTACTGGGCGAGCTCGTCGGCAATAGCCTTAACGAGTTTGCTGTCGTCCATCCACGTCTTCCCCTTGTGTGTCTCCAGTGACAGGGTCTTAACGTTACCGTGCTCGTCTGCAACGCTCATGCAGAAGATCGTAGTCCACGATGAGTACGTGGTCTCTAAGTCATAGAACGCCATCCGGAACCCAGCGTAGTCACCCTTCGGTACTGACTTAACTACCTGAACGTCCTTCGGTGCATCTGGGTGTGTTGCTGCGTAACGCTTATGCAGCTTCTGGGCCTGGTCCTTGCTGATGTCCAACTGGGCAGCGATCTCCTGGAAGGAGAGCCCCTTTTCTTTGAGCACGGCGATGCGCTCAATCGCTCCATCGTTTGCCATCTTGCCTCCATGTGTAGGCGGGAAGTCCCCGCTCCGTGGATGTTAACCTACGAGAGTGGTCAGGGTCAAGGACTAACCCGCAACTGCGGCGAAGTACTTACTGTTAAGAAGTTGTAATATTACATCCTCTGCCCCGTCCGGCCCGACCTTGTATGTTACACCCGCAATTATATAAATACCAGTCAACAGGTCAAGGTAGCCGTCAGTAACGTTAACACTATCCCGTCTAACAAACACCCTAACCGCATCTCCGAGAAAGAAGTCTTTAAAGGGGTTTAGTATATCGCGCTCTAGTGCGAGCGTCAATGTAGAAGCTACATCAAAGTCCTTACGCTGCTTGAGGAGCCTAATGGCAGCCTTCTCGGCATCGCTCTTGTCAATGAACCCCTGTTGCGCCGTAAGGATTGGAGCCAACCCGTAGACCTCTTGGGAGGTTAGATCAACCTGGGTCTCCCCTTGGAGCCTGACCCCTGACATGTTGGTGTACCCACCGCTGATGTAGGCTGTGGATGGGATTATCCTAACGTAGTTCCTTAGCCTTCTGCCATCTGCGTTGTACCTAAAGGACCCGATGTTTCCAGGGTACTGTAGGGTAAGGGCTGGTTGATCCACCATGTTGGGGTTGATGTAGAACTTAGATCCGTCAGCGGCAGATCCGTCAGACCTTCTGATCCCAACGAAGTTGAACACCATCCTACCCGGAATATTCACCCCCTCGATGCTGACATCTGCGTTAGCCGACATCTGCTTGTCCCCTATGTTCCGCAAGAAGTCTGTGATGTTTTCTCCGGTTGTGAAGTACCTAAGGGCATCTGCTGGCCAGCCAGAAGAGTTGACGTTCTCCACGGTAGCCCAGTTAAGTCTGCCTACCTCTACCGTACCGACAGCCTTTTGGTCAAAGGCTCCCTTGTCTACGGTGGTCAGGTACCTGGACACGATGTTCTGTAGCGTCTCAGTCCTTAGAGACATTGGCGACTTGTCTTGATTGTAGGCGCTGATCAATGGCGTTCTCAGCTCGTGGTTACCACCAGTGTCGCTGATAGATACTGTAGCCATTACTTGGAACTCGTAGGCCTGGCCGGTTAGGAGGATAGGAACTCTGTACTGCGCCGTTGTTGGGGCAACGTACCTGGTCAGCCCCCCTACGATTACCGCAGATACGGTGTGATCGACACTGCTGTCTGAGGCCGGAGCGGTAGGAGGGTCAACCTTGTTTAACGCCTGGTTGCTAAATGGGAATACCTCTACCCAGAATGGTAGCTCAAGAGACCTATGCGGACTAGCGCTCAGTGCAGCGTAGCCGTCAGCCGTGTTGTCCTTCTTCCATAGATACACAGAGAACAGCTCCCCACCTGGTGATGAGGAGAAGTGAAGTACAACATCGTTTACCGTGAAGTTAGCATAGATAGATGTGCTGTTGATGTAGTCGGACCATCTGTTAGTGGTGCTGTTTTCCTTGGAGCGTTCGATCCTAAGTATGCCAGTTATGATGTACTTCTCGTTGACCTCATCGTACTGAACAACGAACCTGTTCATGTTGGTGTCTGTTGTTGCGCCAGTCGTGGTGTTGGTATTATAGTCTTCTGACAATGTATTGTTCAATGGGAAAAATGACTTCGTAGGCCAGTAACTTCCGTTACTAAATAAGCCGCTGCTCTTGTCAAGGAAGTACATAGAGATAGGGGTCCGGTCTGCTAGGGCAGAGGTGGATGTGTTCTTGCTTAGTAGGGGCTCCCTACCAGAGATCCTAGGGGTAGATACGTAGGTCTTGGTCTCGGTGGTAGCCTTGAACAGACCGTCAATATCGTACGCACCAGTCGTGGCCGTGTCCGTCTCGTACTCGACGAGTAGCTTTGGTCGGTAGGCTGTGGTGGTGTACCCAGTGCTGTAGAACGTAATGCCACGGTAGGATGCAAGCTCGCCGCTGTTGCTAATGTGGAAACCGTGGTTATCCTTACCAGCGCCGCCAGTCTTCCATTCTTTCGCAATGTCAGTCACGTCAAACTCATACAGAGTGTTGTTGACCACACCGGTAAACGCTTTCGTAACAGCAGTCCCGGTATAATTGCTGAACATTACTGATGAGTCTGAGTTTGGGTTAGTTGAGTTTCCCCATACATTTTCCGTGCCAACGTTACTGGTGTCTCCGGTATACCAGTCTACTGTTGACACCCTTCTGATCTGAAGGTTTCTGGATGTTGTCGATGATGGGCTGGCGTGGCTAGTAGTGCTGCTGCCATACAGTTTAAGGGTTGCCTTCTTGATTCTTGTAGAAGTCGACCACTCTGGATTAGCAGTTAGATCAAATCTAAGAAGTGACCGATGGGTGTACCGCATGGCGGTTACTGTTCCACCACCAGTGAGGCTCGACCCTGAGGCGCCAGCAGTTCCGATTGTAATGGTGCTAGTCGTTGCTGTTAGTATTGTATGGGTTCCATTGATAACCGAGGATCCCGTTCCAACATAGCCAGAAACTGTCACAGTGTTTCCTGCGCCAAGAATGTTTGTTGCTGAAGAAAGTTTTAACTCAAATGAGGAAGATCCGCCAGCAACGCCAGTCATAGACTGGATGTACGTATCTGTGCCCGTGGGCAGATGGTCTTCTGATGCGGAAACTGGAGATGTTCTTCCGTTGTTGTTCCAGTTAGACGTTGGGTTGCCATGAGATGTGCCGAGTGTCAAGAAGCTTGCCGACCTAGCCACTCCATTGGTGGCGCTGTCGTATGTGTAACTTCCCGGAACAGAAGTAATGCCGCCCGTCACATACTCAAGTGGTGACGTAGCGGCAGTGGATGCTCCGAGAACTTCTGTGTAGTAGGTGTTCATGATGCTCATGTAGTCGCTTCCGCTGAAGACGATCTCATCGTTGGTAACGTCTGCCCCTGTCAAAAGACCTGCCCCTACTAGGTCGTAGGAGCTTGTGTCGTGGTTCAGACGTTCAATCTTGTAGTGTCGTAGTAGCGGCTGGAACTCGTTGATGAGTGCGTGGTTGATCGGTAGTGTCCAATACGCTGAGCCCTCATCGTTAGCCATGACCTCTGACCCGATGTTCTTTGCGTCGTAGACAACGGCAACCTCATCACCTGGTCCACGGTTGGCCCCGATGCTGAAGAGTCTAATGCGGGTTTGAGTTAACCCTACGGTCAAAGCCAACCCTCCCTGAAGCTGACGGTCAGAGAGCCGCTCGAGATGGCAGTGGCACCTGGGTATACAAGGAAGTCACCGCTTGTTGCTGCGTGGTCTAGGCGGCAGTTAGTCAACAGCATCCGGTCTAGCTCGGCGGTGAAGGCGCCAGTAGCGGTAGGGATGATCGTCACCGTGCTGGTCTTGCCTCCTGAGGTCCAGGTCACAGCGATGGGCGTGGCCGCCGTACCAGTGCCACTCACAGTGGCATAGGAAGCCTCAGAACCCCTGTTTGTGCTCGGAACGGACCTAGACGCCGTATGGTACTTTCTTGGGTCTGGGGCCAGCAATCCAACGGTGACCCTCTGGGAGAAGCCGCCCGTCTCCATACCCACCGACATTGTCCTATTGGCGGTGAACTGCAGGAGGGTGGTGGGCCTCACTCCCAGCTCAAGCTCGATGCCGTAGGGGAAGTCGGCCCCCTGTGATCTGGTGGGCTGGAAGAATCTCATTGGCCGTACGCCGTAGGTAGTGGTCCAGTTCGTAGGCATGGGGGAGAGTGCCTTGGACAGTATGTCGCACTGGTCCCAGAAGTCCCCGAGTGTTTCGCCGTACACACTGACAGCGATCTGTACTGGACGTGCCCCGAGGAATGGCTCGGTGTAATCAACGCCGTCACGCAGGGCACGCTGGTCTAGGTACCCACGTACCTGTGATGTGTTGTAGGCAACTTGGTCTACGCGGAATCCAGTAATGGGTTTAGGCCCACGCAACGTTGTTGCTAGGCTGTTGATGTCAACGTATTCGGTAGTCGAAGTATAGATGCGTACGGGCTTTGTGAAATCCATCAGCCCACCTTCTTAACTTTGCGCAGTCTCCCCATGAGACGCTCGAATCTTCCGCGAGCAACTGTGTAGATCTGGTTGGCTGCTGGCACCGTGACGTCGGTGTTGCCAGGGTTTACCTGCCACTGCTGGAACATGGAGCGGTCAGTCACTAGCTTGTACATGCCCTCTGACTGCACGAAGTATCGGACAGCCTGCTCTGCATCTGCGTCTAGCGTATCAGTGGTCCAGTTGCCGTAGCCCATGATGCGTAGGTGCGTAGTGCTGCCGCTGAATCTATTCGGCTGCAGGTACACGCTGCCACCGTGGATCTCCCAACCTCCGGCTGGACCTTCGCCCATGCTTGGGTCAATGCGGTCTACTAGGTCGTACCACTGCACGGCTGGGGACACCGATGAGTCAATGTTATTCTGTAGGCAATCGATCCGGTAGATGGTATCGAAGCCTGCTGGTAGTGAGATGCTAGTGCTGTGCTTCGCGCCATATGACTGCGGGATAGCAACGATGTTAGTTAGTTCCTTTGGGTAGATCCTAGAGATCTCGGCAAGTGCAAGCTCAACCAGGTCAGTGAGTTCCTGGTTGGTGAACGCCCTATCGTAGCCGTCGGACGTGCCGGTATCGCGTAGGTCTCGTCTAAGCTTTACGATTAGCGTATCAATTGCTGCCATTCTCTCTCCTTAGTGAGGGCCCCCAGCCGACACATGTCGACTGGGGGTTACCTCTAGCCTATTACAAGGCGGTTGCGCGGGTCTCAAGGCGCAGGTATCGGACCTGGCCAAGGGACGTCTGCGGAACCTTGTTCTCAACAAGGCCAGTGACGGCTGTCGCTGCCGTAGTACCGGTCGCCACTGCTACCGTAAAGGTATGCGGTGACGTGGTTGTTACTGCAGTGATAACCTTCTCGCCTACCGATGCGTAGTTGACGAGAGCGTCAACGTCGCGGATTCGGACTGTCTCGCCGACGAACAACCCGTGAGGGCCCGACGTGGTGAGAACACCAGCGGTCGTGGTTCGGCTGAACGACGTGACAACGGCTGCCTTATCGCGGCCACTGTACTCGCTGACAGCAGCTTCACCCATGATCATAGCGCCGAAGCGGAGCTTGTAACCAATGAGTGCACGCTGGCTGAGCGGGTCGGTGTGGTCGCCACCAGGAGCGACGAAGTACGTCTGCATCGTCTGTGAGTCGCCGACGACGAATGCGTCAGGACCAAAGAAGAGTGCCGAGTAAATCGTGATGTTCGCGGCAGCGGTGTTCGCCTGGGTGAACGTCTTCGCGTCGTTAGCGACGAGGAAACGTACGCCTGAGTAAGCACCGATTTCACCCGACAGCATGTCAAGCGGCTGCGTGTACTTCGTAGCTTCAAGGAAGCCGTGACCCGAAGTATCCGTCAGCAAGTCGAACTGCTGGTTAGGGTGAATGATGCAGCGATAGAAGCCATCCGGGAACGGAGGAACGTTCGCTGCCTTGAGTCGGGCAACAGCCTTCTTAACTTCAAGCCCGTTGAGCTTGTAGTCCTGTCGGGCTGCACCTTCGCCAATGTTGCTGAGTGTTGCGTCGGCAAGGCCGAGACGGGTTGTGACCGCCGTGCCATCCGAAGTCTTCGATGCGTAGTAAACACGGGCCGAGCCAGCGTTCATTACGTCACGGACGATGCCGTCCATCGACTTTGCAGCTGCGAACGAAACTCGCTCTGCTGCAATGCTGACCAGGTCGTGCGGCGAGTCAAGCTGAGCAAGGTCAGAAAGGCTCGTGTACGAACCGTACTGCTTCACCGAGAAGTACTCGCTGGTAACCGACAGGTTTACTGTTGGCTCTGGCGTGACACCTTCGTTAAGCTCGGTCAAGCTGTGTGAAATATCTGGATATCGCACGTAGCGAATCCGGTCTGTGCCCTTGACGAACTGCCCTGGAACATAGTTCCCTGGCACAAGGTGCACCATGCGGCTCCGGAGTTCCTGCGCAATCTGCTGAGACACCAGTTCCTGAACGAGCTTCTGGAAGGCGTTAGCCTCCGTGCCGTTAAAGGAGTTCAGTGTATTCAGTGCAGGACCGGAGAGAGTTGTGGACGTAGCCATACTTTATCTCCTAAAGTTCTGCCCAAGGATTACCGATGACGCGTAGCGCCTCTTTGATATCCTCAGGGTTCATTTTCTTATCCTTCGCAACATTCTTCTTAGGGCTGTTGGCGTCGGATACAGTTTCGGTGGAACCGCCACCGATAGCGGATTTCATGAACTTTTCGAAGGCGGCTGCCTGGGCTTCCTGATCCAGTTCCTTAACCTGCTCCGCGAATTCGAAGTAGGTTGGGTACTTGGACTTCAGTCTCTCCCGCTCGAACTCGGTCTTGGTAGCTGTAAGCTCCTTCTCGAGTTCTCGCGCTCGGCGGTCCATCTTCTCAAATTCTGACAAGGAAGCTTCCTCTTGCGAGGCCTTCCACTTTGCCAGCTCTTCGTACTTGGACTTGAACTCATCGGCTGCCTTTTTTGCCGAAGTGAGTGCTTGGTCCTTTCCTGCAAGACGACGCTTCCAAGTGGCAATGTCTTCCTCTGGCTCAGTGGCCTGTGGGTCTGGAGCGGGCTGCTCCGCCACTGGCGACTGATCCTTGGTCGCATCCGCGACTTGATCTAGCTCGGCCATGCTTGGCTCTCCTTTTCTAAACTATCGTGACCCAGAACACCTGGGTCATCTTTGCAAACTTACTGTCTCTGATAGTTGCTCATCATCAGTCTGACCTGAGGTGAGTTCTTGTAGGGACTTGACGAATGTTCTGGCACCGCCAGCGATACCCGTATCGACAAGGGGCGAGAACGCTTCCTTGACAAATGTATCTGCAGTGAGCTGGTCGTAGCCCTTCCTGGATACCGTAGAGATTGACCGTCGTAGCCAACCCGGTACGCCGACTCCGATGTCGTCAGGGTGGCCAGGGATTAGTTGGGCCAAGAAGAACATGTAGTCTGGTCTCTCTGTGCCCTGCTTCTCGAAGTCAGGCGATAGGCCCTCTCTGCCCAGGTACTCAACAAACTTGTTGTATGCCTGGTACCCTGCGCCTGGAGCAATTGCGCCGAACGGCTTCCAGAACAGGAACCTGCTGATCTCTGGAAGGACCTTGCCGAACATGTAGGAGAGTGGGTAGAGACCGAGGAACTGATGATTCATGCTGCGCTCGATCATGCTCCTGTCTGGATTGAAGTAGTTGATCTTATCCATTGCCATTGCGGTCTCTTGGTATCTGTATCTTGAGGCTCGCATGAGCGCCTCTTGGGCACCGTGCTTCTCAATCATTCTGATAGCAGAACTGGATAGAGTTCTGGCGATTCTTTCGGTTGAGTTACGAAGGGTTGTCACTGCCTCAGGGGCGTCACCGACAGATTTAGGGTTGACGATGTCTTCGATCACCTTCTGGATACGAGTGGCCCTTTCCTGCTGGGTTAGGTTAAGGAGGCTGTCTCCGCCTGCGCGCTCGTATACTTCGAACATGACGTTGTTGATCGGTCCGAATTCAGAGCCGTATCTCCTACCGCTTGACAGTGCAGTGATAACCTCGTTGAAGGTAGGGGCTGCGACCGACTCCGGAAGGAACCTTTGGTAAAGTCCCTGGAGGATCTCTTCGTGGGTGTTGGCAAGGGATGACTGCCTTCCAGTCCCTACCACCGCCTCTTCCCTGAAGGACTTGACCGCAGCGGTGTAATCTTCTAGCTCGTCAGATCCCTTAATGGATGAGAATCCTTCGGACTCCATCTTCCACTTAAGTCTGGATCCAGTCTCTTCCACTACGGATAGTCTTTGTCGAAGCACTCCCGAGCTGTAACCGGAGAGCCTGGCCTCGTCCACTACCTTAAGCCTTGTCATTCTGAAGACGTCCGAAGGTCGGTTGTCCATGAGTGCTAGTAGACCGTCGTCAGAGAGGGCAAACTCCTCGAACGCAGAAGCCCTCTCCTGCACCCGTGCGAGTCCTTCTGGAGATGGCTTTATGGCCCAGCCGTAACCAGCTGGCCTGTACTGTCCGTAAACATCCTCAACGGCTGAAAGCTCTTGCGTACGTCTGTATTCGTTAAGGTGTCCAAGCAGGAGGTCCAGCTCTGAGGCATTGTCTCCGTACTGTGATCGCAGGATCAGGTACTCGTGCGGCCTAGACTTGGCGATGTCGTTTGCCCATCTCTTTGCAAACTCGGATAGGGCCATAATATCTCGGTAGCCTTCTTTGAACTCGGCGATGGTGTCAACCCTGTCCCCAAACTTTGCTCTGAGCTTGTTCCAAACGTTCCGGAACGACGTGACATCCGCCGCGTTGTTAAGGGTGGATGGAATACCGCCTCTTGTGGAGATCAGGGTACCGAATGCCGCCTCGTTAAGGTTCTTAGCGATAGAGGATGTGCGCTCTCCAAGCATTCCACGGAGCTCTTGTGGTGTGAACCCAGCCTTCTTTAGGGACGAGAGCACTTCTTGGGTCCTAATTCCCCTGCCCTCAGCAAAGAACGGAGACTCAATGATCTCCTGGATCCAGAAGATTGGGTTGACTGAGTACTTAAGTGTTGGGTAGAATCTCTCAGTGAGTACTGCGATAGACTTACCCATCCCAATCCCTGGAATTCCCCTGGCCTTAATCTGACCGGTAAGCCATTGAGTTACTCCGGATGAGGAAGCATCTCCAGCATAAGCCTTGAGCAGGACTGTGTCAATATCCAACCCAGAAACTCCCTCCTTACCAGCTGCGAGCATCCTGTCCCTTAGGCTGTCCCCGCTTAGTTTTTGGATTATATCGTTTGCCGCCTTGGTAACCTGCGAGTCGCTACCAGTGGCACTCACGAGACCGCGTACGCCAAGGCGCTGCTCAGATGCAATGCGATTGATCTCTGAGTCGAACTGAACGATCTCGTCTGGTGTCATCCACGGTGCTAGCGAGACCAGAAGCCTTTGCCTCGCTCCGCCTTGGATTCGTGACTGGTCGACAGGGGCAAACAACTTCTTTAGCATGCCGTTAAAGTACCCGACCCTAGGTCTCTTGGCCAAACCTTGGAACCCGTCTAGGAAGTCGGAGGTAACGTCAACGAACGGCTGTACGGTCCTGATAACAACCGTCCTAGGCCCGGCAGCGTCGGCTACAACCAGCTTAACCGGGACGGTTATTAGGTTGTCGACTGGGGCAATGCCCAGTCTGTATCCGCCACGCTCCGTGGACCTGATCAGGTCGTCAATCTCATCTGCACTTCCGCCAACGGTAGACCAGATCTGACGAAGCCTATCAAGGTCCTTTGTGGTAGCGGCTGAGTGCATGGCGTCGTTTCTTACGGCCTCGTCAAGTACATCCTTGACGGTTTCGTGGGAAGCCCTTGGTAGCCCTCGAGTCTCGATGTTCCTGATGTCTTCGAACTGCCTTGCCGCTGCCCGTGCCCACAGCACCTTGCGCTTCAGGACGGCGTCAGCTACCCCGAAATCCCCATCTGCCTTCTTTGGCTTTACAGATGCCAGCTCTTCTGCAAGATCCTGCCGAAGACCAACCTCGACAAGTTCCTCTGCAGATAGTTCTGCCTTATCCAGTAGACCGTAGGACTTCTGGTAAGCGATAACCTCAGTATCAATAAGCCCGTCGTCACGCAGGATTGTCAGTCTTGTAGATTTTTCATTAGTCAACTTTGATAGTGCGCTTACATCCTGATCGCTTACTGGCCTGCCTAGAGTCTTTGAGATCTCTTTGATTACCAAGGACTTTCTCTTAGGGGTAAGTTCGTCAAATCCTTCTGAGATAGCAATAGCCCTTCTGATGTTTCCTACCCTATTTACCGTGTGCCCATACTGAGTGTGGCGAATACCTGCGATCCTCTGGACAAACTGCTTGGCAAGCCTCTCGTCAGTAGTGAAGGCGCCGTACTCGTCGAAGAACTTTCCGCCAACGATCTTGCCCTCCTTTATCGTTCCACCACCTGTGAAGACCTTCACCACGTGTGAGACCTGATCTGGCGCAGCCTTGATCGGTCCGGCGGATCTGGCCAAGTCGCTCTTAGTTGCCCCTGCAAGTGTGTCCGCGTATCCGCTGAGGGCATCAACTAATATTGGTTGGAAATCGTATGCCCCGGTGACTGAAGCCTCCCTAGTTACTTGACCAGTCATCAGCTCCGTCAACTCTTTCATAAGGAGTCCGTCGTGTGTTTCAAGCATACGCGTGGCCTCCCTCTGGATGTCCACACTGGATCTTCCTGTTTTAGTAACTTCCTTAGTATTTAGAGCAGCAATTCTTCTTGCCTTCCAGATCTCAATTTCTGGGTAATCGCTTCCTGCGATACGTCTTGATTTTGGCCTATTGTTTAGGATCTCGGTGATCTGGTTTACATCAGCCTCAAGTTGAAGGGCGGATACGCCGTATCGTGATTCGACGGTTGCACCCTCTGGAACATTTTTTAGAAGGATTGACCCAACGGAATCGGTCAGGCTATCTGCCGCCTTTAGTTTTAACGCAGTGAAATAGTCTGATACAAAAAGTTCTGTCGTTGTTGCGTTCGAGTTGGTTAGTGACTTGGCAACAATGTTCCTGGTTGCAGATAGGGCAGCAGACTGAGTAGCCTGTCCCATTCTTCGAACGTTGATCTTGTTCGTTCCTCCTGGGAATGCAGTAGCTGCCTCTTCGTTAAGATCGAACCAGTCGTCCCCGTACGAGATAGCCGTACCGTCAGATACCTTGAGTCCGAAGGCAGCCTTTACTGTTGCGCCGATGCCGCTAGTCAGGCCGAACAGTCCGTCCTGAATGTCAACAACGGACTGAACCCAGGGAGCCTCTGTGACCTTCTCTTTAGCAAGTATCTGGGCCCGAACCAGCTTCGCCCTATCGCTTAGCCCGTATCCCACCTTGGTCCTGAGAACTTCTGGAAGCTTGGAGATGATATTGCCAGCAGCCTTGTACCCAGCGGCTCCGCCAACCGCAACGCCTACGCCCCCGGCAGCCGCCCCGACGCTAGCGCCGAGTCCAATACCGCCTACCTTAAGTGCGGCTGGTAGTAGAGCAACCTTGCCGAATAGGAATGGAGTTAGGTTAAGTGGGTCAAGGATAAGCGAAGCCGCAAGGTTCATTGTCTTGTCGTTAGTAAACGAGATACCCTTCTCTCTCATGTACTCGATGGCAGCTTCTTTACCTTGTGAATTGAGGACCTGCTGTACGTCAAGCGGAAGATCTTCTGGCTTGTCCAGCCGTAGACCTGAGGCAATGTCCTGGACGAATCG